CAAGGGTTTGTTGACAGTTTCAAGAGTTTATCTCAAGTCAACCGTAAACTGATTAGGCAGGGAAACATGATTGGTGTTTCATCTGTTGAATTTGGATATTTTGCAGATCCTGCTACAGTATCTGTAGTAGAATTACGTGCATTGACTGCTGGCAATACATGGATAGTTCAAAATGCCTGGACTAAAGGCTATGCACTTTGGCAACAAATGCAACGATTAGTTCTCGATGATAACCCTTCGATTAAGGGTAAATGGAGAGATTACAAAGTACAGCTCGAAGCGGACCAGACTTCTGGTAATACTTTGGCTGCACTTGATGGAGATGGAGAAGAGTACACTGGTACAGGTTCTTCTCCGAATGGAGAATGGGCTATTTCTACATATGTCATGCCTCAGCATGATGTAGATCCAGTAGCAGGCACTCCTTTGGTGGCTGCTGAATATACTGCAGTATTGATTGGAGACGATTCCAATCCAACACCACTTACTGGAAAGCGTTCCCTGGTCAAAGCATATGCTGATTCCAGGGCAACCGTTCAATTTGTTGACCCAAATGTCCCAGCGGACATGTCAACATCGTTCTTTAATCTGTTAACTGACTCAGGTAGTCAGGAACCAGAACTTGCCGATGTCATCGAGGGAGAGAACGATCAACCACCTTATGATTATGATGATTATCCAGGAGCAGACGTAGTTGCACCTTCACCGAGCGTTCAGTCTTTTGCTGTAGCATCGGTTGGACATCCTAAGGGAACATTGCCAGGTTTCATGGCTGAATGTGGTTTGATTAAGTTCGAGATTCGTGCCTACGATCAGAACGGTGCTGCTATTACCAATCTTGGTGCAGCACTTGGGGATGTTTTCCTCAAAGTTAATTACCAACCAGGTGGAAAACTTGGTGTATTAACAATGCCAATGGGGCAGTGATTTTATGAATAGTGAAATTGAAACTGCAATTGGTATATCAAAGTGGGCTAGTATTGTAGACCATCTTCGAAACAACCGTATCGAATACTTGCTTTGTTTGGGAATCCTACATATTGTAGGTTTTACCAATAAAGCATACGATCAGGTATCTGGAGTGTGCATCTGATGGCTTACAAATATGGTAAGACTTTCAAGAAAGACGGCAAACTTGTCCGTTATCGCTATACTAACGGAAAAAAGTCAACCAAGAAATTGGTTACAGTTAGGAAGCGAAAGAGATGAGCGAAACTTTTACTTTCGCTGGTAACGAATATGACGATTCACTTCAGGGTGCTGCTGAAGTTCAGTTTGATTTGATGAATATCTTTGATACTGACCCGATCATGTTTATGCACAGTGTTGCATATGGTTCGGGTATCGCATATGGAGGTTTTCGTTGGGTTGCCCTGGTTACTGGCGAAGCAATGCCCGGTTTTTGGACACGAGTTATTGCACGAGGACACATGACTGCACAGACTATTCGTGCTGTTGGAGGTTTTGCGCTTAGAGCCGCACCATATGTACCGTTTGGTGTGTTAGCTGGACATTCAGTTTATGGGATGGAGAATCCCGAGAAGTCGATACCTGGTTTAATTCTTTCACCAGCAATCGATTACGCACTGCGTGATTTAGGCCGTAACGATTCTAGAGGCGGCCAAGAAAGTGCATTGTTTTACAATCCTTGATATAGTACTTGTATACACGTTGTATACATGGCGAAACTATATTGGAGACTGAAAGTGAACGGAAAGTGGACATGGCGTCCTGCTGAATTGAATCCAGCGGGTAAGCAAGGAATTTGGACGTTAGTTCGAGATTACGTGGAGGAGTCAGAATGACGGAGAGACAATGTGAAAGATGTAAGACGGTAACTATGATTGATAGTTTTCACAGGTTATGTTTTGATTGTTTCTGCGTGCTTGATTTAAAAGCCGTAGAAGAAGAAGAGTTTCTACGATTTTTGGATGAAGAATTTCCTGATAAATCAATAAAATCTTGTATAATTGTGGAGGAAGAATAATGCCACTTATGAGACAGGGAGATCGGTTTCCATGTGGATACGATGTACCTGGTTATTCTTCATTAAAGAAAGCAGGATTGCTTTATCGACAGTGGTGTATGAAGTGTAGTCACCGATGTTGGATTTATGTTGGCGAAAAAGTCCGTTGGCTGGAATTTCGTCATAGATTGTGATGCATTTGGCAGAATCTTCTTAATATCGACGGCCGCCGGTAGCGGTTGTCGGCATCGAGATGAGCAGAGGGTGCATGCATCCTTCGTGAGCCTCGTGATTCGGGACTCTTGGCTACAAGAGAGGGCGGAGTGCACAGCACGGGGACCAAACAACAGCAATAAATAGGGGAACCTAATCCCAGATTTATGGCGAAAAGAAAGTCTAGTAAGAAAATGAAGATGCGCAAAGTACCACCTTTGCAGACATCTCTAAGATTTAAGTTGAGCCCTGGTGCAGTTACTACTGGTCAAGGGTTTGTTGACAGTTTCAAGAGTTTATCTCAAGTCAACCGTAAACTGATTAGGCAGGGAAACATGATT